CTGATAGCGATTATACAGCTAACACAAATACAAACATACGGAGAATACAATGGACTTTAATACATTAAAAACTAGTCACTCTAACTTTGATAAACTTACCAAAGCACTAGAAGCTAACCTCAATCCTGAGGATATTAATAAAACATCAAAAGACAAATACGCAGACGACAGAATATGGAAACCTGAACTAGATAAAACTGGTAGTGGTTATGCCGTACTTCGTTTTTTACCAGCAACCGAAAAAGAAGAAATGCCGTGGGTACGAGTTTGGTCACACGCATTCCAAGATAAAGGTGGTTGGTATATTGAGAACTCATTAACAACTTTAAATCAAAAAGATCCTGTAAGTGAAGAAAATACTAGACTATGGAATACAGGTGTTGAATCTGATAAAGAGATAGCAAGAAAAAGAAAAAGAAAACTATCTTACTTCTCTAATATATTAGTTGTAAGTGATCCAAAACATCCAGAAAATGAAGGTAAAGTATTCATATTCAAATTCGGTAAAAAGATATTTGATAAGATTACTGAAGCAATGCAACCAGCATTTGAAGATGAAGCAGCCATTAACCCATTTGATTTTTGGAAAGGTGCAAACTTTAAACTAAAAATTAGAAAAGTGGATGGTTACTGGAACTATGACAAGTCTGAATTTGAGCCTGTTGCTCCTGTTGCTGATAATGATGAAAAAATCAAAGCAATATGGTCAAAACAATATGCTCTTACACCTTTCTTGGCCCCTAGTAATTTTAAATCCTATGATGAACTCAAAGAGAAACTGAATAGGGTTATTACGGGAACTAGAAATACTGCTACTGTTGAGTCTGCTGATCTCCCATCGGCTAAAACTAACGGTTCAGTAAAAAGTAATGGTAAAACTACTCAATCTGCTATTGATGATGACGATACGTTGTCTTATTTTAGTAAATTGGCAGATGACGAGTAATCTCTCTCTTTACTCATAACTTTGACGGTGGCCAGAAATGGCCACCACTTAAATAGCAACTGAATTTAAATTAATAAAAGAACGATCAAAGTTTGTAGGTTCCATAGTCATAGCCTGTGTATTAGAAGCATTTACACTACTATTAGATATATTAGGAGCTACTACTGTATTGTTAGTAGGTTTAGATTCATTTAATGCTTGGTTTTCTACACTCATTTGATTTAAATTTTGCGATCTAACATTTTTAGTCATTTGACTTATACTTCTTCTATCTTCACCGCCTTCGGCATTGATAGGTAATATTTTCATAGCATCAGAATCACGACCTGGTTCAAAAGTCATTTTATCTTTAGCTGTTTCACCATCAATTTCATTTCTGTTGACCATTTGTCCTTGACCAGTACGTTTTTGAATATCAGTTTTATACTGAGGACTTTGTTTATCTTCTTGGCCAGGTACGGCAGTCTTATTAGGGTCGCTTATATCTTCGTTTTTACTATCATCATCTTTTAATAAACTAAATGGCCATATTTTACTAATACCTTCAAATATATCAGCAAAGAAATCAATCACAGCTTTTATTGCTTTATATAAAGCATATATAACAACACCAATCAAAACAGCAATTATTATAAAAGGTATTAAAGGTTTTAATAATGCTAAAAATCCCAAAGCAACTCTACCTACCATACCTGCTAATTTACCAAAACCTTTAAACAAATCGCCACCTAATTGTACAATTTCTTTACCAAACCCTTTTATTTGTCTAAATGCTTCACCAACTGTTTGGTCTAACATTCCAGAAACTCTTTGACCTGGTTTTATATTAGCTCTTTCTTTATCTCTCTCTAATAATTTGTTCTTTTCAGATAAATTTTCTTGTCTTAATAATATTTCTTCTTGTTTATCTTTATCTATTGTATCACCTTTTTTTAATTCTTTTAATTCTTTAGCTAAATCTTTTTCTTCTTTTTTTAATTTTCTTTCTTCTTCTTGTAATCTTTTTAACTCTATTTTTTCTTCTTTTTTAGATTTAATTTCCAATTTCAATGTCTTTTCATTAACGTAAGTATTAATTCCTCTTTCTCTTAATATATCTCTTTCTTTAGTTAATTCTTGTGTTTTTTCTACTCTAATTCTTTCAGCTTCTGCTTTATCTTCTTTACGTTGTCTATTCATATCGTAAAGTTTTTGAACAGAATCACCTATTTCTTTACTGTATTTACCTAAATCTACACCTAGTCGTGATTGTAGTCTATCAATTAATTCAAAACCTTTATCTATATCTCCTTCATAATTAGAAGATATTAAATCATTTACTTGTTTTATTTGTGAATCAATAGGTAAAAATTGCTTTGTCGTATTTAACGACATTTGATTAATTCTATTTGTTATTGATGTAGCTACTGTACCTAATACAGAAGCAATGTTTGTTGTGGTTAAGGGTTTTCCACCTTGTGTTGTGGCAATAGATTTTATATTGGCAACAGATTGTGCTTTATCTCTCAATCTTTCATCAACAATTTGTTGTTGTTGATTAGCAATTTTATCTTGTTTAGCAGTTAGTCTTTCCATCTGATTAAAGATTTTATTACCACCTGCCATATACAAACTATTATCGTTTTCGTCGGCCATTTATTACCCTATTTGATCTTCTATTTTTTTGGCTTCTAACTTTTTATCTTCTATCTTTTCTTGTGTTCTACCATATGCTGATATACCTAATACAGCTCCCATACAAATATGAAAGAAACCAGCACCTTGTAATGTAAGTGGCATCCATTGTGTAAATACAATATTCTTTAAATAAGTTGCTTGTGCTAAATTCCATAATATAGGAAATATAACAAAATCAAAGGCACAAACGGCCAAATATAACCAGCCCATAGCGGGCCTCCACTTAGTATTAAAACCTGTTTCTTTATTCTGTGTACTCATTGACTATTCCTTTTCTTTCTATCTGCTTCTTCTTTTAAATGATTAATTAATAACGAAATGTAAATATCACGCTCCCACGGTATCATATTCTCTATCTCACTTAGTGAATATTTATGATGTTGTATCAGTGCAAAGTTAGTTTCAAAGTATGCCTCTAACGAATTATGAGAGAGGCTTATTCGAAAAAATCAGATATTCCTGTTAAAACCACCTTACTTTTCACATTAGTTTTAGGATTAGTTACCTCTATTTCGTGTTTTAATACAGGCATTGTTTCAAAAAACTTTCTTATTTTAATAAAGGCTTCTTGTGGTAGACCTTCTAGGAATTCTCTTAATTCTTTTTTAGTACTATCTTTCGCTGGATATATTTTATCGCCTTCAAAAACGTGATCTATACAATCAACTAAAATTGTAAACATCAACTCTAATTGTTGAGTATCAATTTTACCTTTACCATAATCATAGTTTTTTAAAGTAGGATAACCTAATACTAAACCTAAGTTTCTTTTTTCATCTAAAATTATTTTATTTGAGTGTTCATCATCAACTTGAACTTCAATTTTAGTTAAATCAACTTCAGTTTCAACATAAGTTTTTCCATCGTCTGGACATATTGTTTTAAATTTAGATATTTCTGATACTGATTTAGCTCTTAATTGTAAAAATATATACTCTATATCGAATATAGGTAGTAAATCTACTTTTAAAGCATTAAATGTACAAGAATTAATTATTTCTCTTATTGCGTCAACAATTTGTTTGTTGTCGCCTGTTTCTTGTGCTATAAAAAGTATTTTTTCTTCCTTAACAAGAAAGGGTCTAAACTTTACTTTTAAATCTTGTGAGGGTAGTGTCAACTCATATGTAGGCACATCAACTCGTGGTAACGTCATTATTATCTCCTTTTATTATAAATTAAGTGGTGGAAAATTGCCAAATGGAGGAAATACTCGACCACCTGTAATACCACCGATTGGTATACGTCTTTTTAGTCCTTGTAATACATCAACACCAGCACGTCTTAATTCTGGTGGTAATTTGTTTAATAGGCCGCCAAATGCACCAAAAGAACTTTTAACGGTAACATCTCTAAAGTTTGGTTGACCTAATTCTATATTGCCTGATCTATCTAAGAAGTAATTTATCCAATATCTAAAACCAAATGTCACTTGAAAAGTTTGTACAGCATTATTATCATACGAATACTCTACAGCACTTATAGTTTTTGGAAAACAATCAAATAACTTAACAGCATAAGTTACATCATCTCTTTCATTACGACTTGCAAATTGACCTAATTGAAATATGTTTACATCAGAAACATAATTATCATAAAAATTAAAATTATGACTTTGATTGCTGAACGCAGCTTTTTGCCACAATTCGAAATAACTTCTTTCTCTTAAAAACTTATCAGCATAAAATGTTGCTGTTATATCTGCTGATTTATAATCTGTTGCTATTTTATATGCTGGGCCGTGATGTTTAACTTCTTTCATTTCAATTGTACGTTCAGGCATTGATATAGCAGAACAAAATGCTTGTACACGTCTAGCGTTTGCTTTTTGTACAGAAATCATTTCTGCTGAACTTTTGAATGTAGTTGCTAATTCGTTTGCACCATCACTTAATTCAGAACCAGGATCTATATTTGTAAGACCTGCACCACCAGCTTTTGGTAAATTAAACTCAACATAAAATCTTGCCTTACGAGCAAATCCTTCTGCCTCATTAATATATGATTGTACACGACCCATAGTCGTTTCAGGATTGCCACCTGCTTTTTGCCTAAATCGTGGATCGTTTTCAACATCATCTAAAGAACGATCACGAGGTAAACCTAATCTTATATCAAAACCACCAATACGAACTCCACCTCTTAATATGGCCATTACAATGATCTCCTTGAAGCTGCATATACACCAGCAGCAGGCCTTTTTTGAAATTGTTGTACTGGTAAATAACAAGCAATAGCGGCTTGTGATAAATCAATTCTTAAAAAACTTGATCTAACGTGTTTGTACAAATACTTTTTGATTGTTGGTTTTACAAGTGGTATATTTTTTACTCTTGCCCAACTTACATCAAATCTTGCTGTGTCTATTTTAGGACTTGTTGCGTATCTTTGCATATTTTCTAATAATTGTAATCGTAGTAATGGTGGTAAATAATGAAAGTTTAAACCACTAAAACCACCTTTAATTCCTTCTAATGGTAACACAAGTGGAAAAGTATCGTAATATGGTAACGTTTCTTTATACTTCGGATCATAAAAGAATAAATTTAATAAACCTAAATTCGGTCGTGCAGTCAATGTACCTTGAGCCATTAACTTACTGGCACTTATCTTTTGACCAATAGACTGTACAGCATTCTTATACCAACTTGCTGACTTTGTAGTATCGCCTTGTTTATTAGCTAATTTATCTAGTATTGAAACCATTGTCTATATTTATATTAACTATAGACACCTATGTCTTTTTCAGTAAAGATTTTAAACTCTAAATCGTTGCCTTCACAATACACTTTAGCGGCTTGCCATTTAGCTTGGTTCTTTATATATTCTAATTGTTCACTTACAAAAGAACGACTTTGTTTCTTTGGTTTCTTAGGTGGAAAACACTGTCGATATGGTTTTATTTCAACCATAAATTTCTTACCTGTTTTTAACTTGAATATAAAATCAGGATAGTATCTATGAATACGGTAATCAATAGGTGAACGATAGATAATAGGTATTTCTTCACTAGCCCAAAATTCAACAGCATCATTTTTATCCAAATACACCATCATACGCCTTTCTAATAGTGAACGATACACTATTCTATTTGGGTCACCAGCGTACTTTTTAGGGTGTGTAGGTTTGTAAATTCCTTTATAACTTGCTCTCATATCACATATAAATATTACTATTAAACATACAAGTATTTATGGCACTATCAAAAGTAGCAAATTTAATCCAAAAGAATTTAGGTAACTTAACAGGCGGAGGTTTAGTCGGTTTAGGTGGTGGTATTATAGGTGCTTTAACAGACAAAGCAAAGAATATGGCACAGACAAATGCCGCTGCTGCCAAGATATTAAACAAATCGCCATTAGAATTAAATGATACAAGTCCTGTAGCACATATGAAAGAAAATCCTTATGACTATGGTACAGTGTATTATCCTAATAATGTTCAATCACTAGAATCAGGTCATTACATAATTTTTGATGTATTAGAAAAAGACACAGCAACAAGTGCTCTTGCTCAAAGTGCTATGGCAGCTTCTGCTAAAGTGGCCAAATCTTTAGGTAGAGATTCTATAGCAGCAAGTATTACGCCAGCACAACGAACTAGTAGAGTTACCACGATAAAAAATAGAAAAGGTGGAACTGAAGATAGAATAGTACAACCATCAAGTGGCATTGCAGCTGGATTAGCAGGTAATAGAACCGTAAGAGTTTCAAAGACAATTGTATTATATACGCCACCAGGATTAAAAACTTCTTATGGTGCAGTACACGAAGGTGTAGAAACAGGAATTATAGGAAATCTTTTAGGTTTACAAGGTGGTGGTGCTATTAAATCAACAGCAGAACTGGCCGGCAGATTAAAAGATGCCGCAGCTGCATTAGGTACAGAACTTATATCTGGTGCATTATCAATTATTCCTGGTATGGGAGATTTAAAAGGCGCATTAACAAAAGTTACAGGTAAGGCAACTAATCCTAATACAGAAATGGTATTTAAAAGTGTACCTATGAGAAGTTTTGATTTTGTTTTTGAATTTGCACCTAAAAATAAAAAAGAATTAGAAAGTATGACAAAGATTATAGAAATCTTTAAATATCATATGCACCCAGCTATTGAACAATTTGGAAATGATTTTATAGTGCCAGAGGAATTTCAAATAACTTATATGTACTTAGAACACAGAAACCAATATATTCCTAGAGTGAGTCGTTGTGTATTAACTAATTTAGATTTACAGCACGGTGAAGATAATAATTTCAGTACTTTTGCAGGCGATGATAATGGCGCTGCTCCAATTTATACTAAGATGTCATTAAAATTTAGTGAAACCGAAATTATGACTAAAACAACTATTGTTAAAGGATTTTAATGTACTTCTCATATTTTCCAAAAGGTACTTACGATTTAAAAGGTGATGGTAGAGAAAAACTTGTTACCAATTTAATGGCACGTGTTAAGATAAGATCAAAAGTTTTAGATGAAGTAAGTCTATATGATCTATACGATATACCTGAAGGCGAAACACCAGAAATTACAGCAAGAAAACATTTTGGCAGTCAATATTATCATTGGGTAATTTTAATGACAAATGATATAACAGACCGATATTATGGATGGCCATTAACAACATACGAATTTGAAAATTATATAAATGACAAATACACAAATCCAGATGGTGTACATCATTATGAAATTATACAATCAAGTGGTAAAATTAAAGGTGAAGGTCCAAGTGATTTTGAACATAAATTAATTGTTAATAGCACTGAACCAAATGCTATAGCAATAACAAATAGAGATTATGAACAAAGAATACAAGATCAAAAACGACAAATCAAATTATTAGACCCAGCGTATTTACCTATATTATTAGAAGAATTTGAAAACTTGATGAGCGAATAATGAATCTATATGATACAATAGACGGCAAAGCTTTAAAAAAGCCTGGTGATTATATACTTTCAGATATAAGATTAATTTCATATCGTAGTGCAGATGGCAGTAATACACCAGATATTATTGAAATAGAAACTCTTGTATTAGATTTAAACATATACGAAAGCATTTACAATAAAACATTATCAGGTAATATGTTGATCGTAGATGGTAACAACGTAATAGGTAAATTACCATTAACAGGTAATGAAAGACTTGAATTTAAATTTTTCACTCCATCATTAGGTAAAGGTTATGATTTCTCTATGAAGTCAGGCAACCCAATGTATGTTTACAAAATACAAAACAGATCACCAATAGGTCCCAAAACTCAAACTTATCTATTACATTTTTGCAGTAAAGAAATGATACAGAATGAATTGGTTGTAGTAAAGAATGCTATGACAGATACATTTTCTAATATGGCGGCCAAGATTACTAAAGAACCAAATACATTATCATCAGCAAAGAATTTTTATTTTGAACCATCATATGGATTATATAAACACGTATTTGGTAGATTAAGACCTTTTGACGCCATTGACCAAATATCCTTATTATCTCAAAGTGAGAAATACGCAGGTGCCGGTTATTACTTTTATGAAACAAGTTTAGGTTTTAATTACCGTTCACTTGAAAGTATGTTAGCAATAGATGGTAACACAGCACGTCCTGTTGTAGCAAGATTCAGACCAAAACCTTCTAATGTAAAAGATGGTGGTGGCAGTACAGATATTAAAAATGAAATGCAGATTGTAAATAATTTTAAAATATTAGACCAATTTGATACACTAAAAAATTTAAGAAATGGTGTATATGCAAGTAAGTTAATTACACACGATCAATTGAATAAAACTTACGAAGAAACAGATTTTGATTATAACAAAGAATACCAATATTTACACCACACTGAATCAGGAAAAGACGGTGTTAAAACAGATAACAAAGGTATATTGCCATTACATTTAAGAGAAGGCGCCTACTTATCAGACTATCCAGAATCAACAATGTACCTATGGCCAGATACACAGTCAATACACGGTGACATAAGCTCACCACCGATTAAAGATATATTACTCAAAAGACTTTCACAAAGATTGGCGTTTATGTCGAATCGTTTAGAAATTACAGTACCAGGATTTACTGGTGTAACCGCAGGAGATTTGATTACTTTTGAAATGCCTTCTTATACACCTGCCGGTGATGTAGAACCATCAGGAAATGATCCTTATATGTCAGGTCGTTATCTGGTTACTTCAGTAAGACACCAATTAAACCGAACATTAAAAAAACACATAATGATATTAGAGTGTATGAAAGACAGTGTTCGCAGACCTTATCCTGAAGAAACTAACGATACATTTATCGGTAAAGAAAAAAACAACGAAGGTATTATAGATATATATAAATTAGATGAAATATATAGCAACGAAGCAGGTGGTTTATTTAAAGGATAAAACTGAGAAAACCTCCGAGACCGCCGCTCCGACGGCTATGTAATATAATATACACATGGACGCTGGCCACCTTACAGAAACCAAGAGGGAACCGCACCATAAATATGTAGAAAGGAAACTATGAACATAAGTGAACTAAACTTTATTGGTATCAAAGAAGCATTGAGAAAACTTAAAGTATATCTCTTTGGTAAAGAATGTAAGTGTAAGAATAAAGAAACTAAAAGGTAACCGCCGAGATGTATAGAGCAATTCAATGGTGTAAAGAACTGAAAGATAAAGTCGTGCTAGCGCACTCCTTGTCTAATTGTATATGGGTTTATTACGGTGCCATTGTGTTTTGTATATTCTTTTTGGTGGCCAGATGGCCTGCGTAGACCAGAGGAAATAGAAATTTATGACGTATGTTGTTGTGTTATTATCAGGCGCTCTAACGAGAGTAAACAATGAATAACGAAAACTTTATGGG